GTCGGAGAGAGGAAGGAAGGAAAGACAGGGGGGGTGAACTTGCTACCTAAAAAAACGCCCTCTGAGCGTGATCCCTTGCGTGAATTGCATCGCTTACACGCAGCCAACAGGTTAAGATCGCTTAGCGCCTGATCAGGGTGACTCTTAACCGAAAGCACGTGATCAACAGTATCCGCTGGCTGACCGCAGTACTGGCAGGTGTATCCATCTCGTTGGAGTATCTCTACACGCTTCGCTCGCCAAGCTCTGCTATCTCTGGGGTCTTTAGACTTAGGCATCGTCATCGAGTGTTAACTCTAACTGTCCATAGTTGTGTATCACAATACTGTTCCTATTGGTGGGCAACCAATCTTTACTAAGCTGAGTCTTTAGCCTATGGCAGTTAGCACATAGGGTCATTAGGTTATCTGGCTCATCATTATGGTGATTGCCATCTATATGATCCACATCCAACTGTACTGAGTGTTCTGCTATAAACCCACACTTCTCACAGTAATCCTTCTTATGTAGCCGATAGCCGCCTTCTTTACACTTCCAGCATTGTCTATCCCATAACTTAATACCGGACGAACCATAACCCTTAGTTCTTTGGGGTTTGCCGCATTTGCATAATCCTCGAATGGTTCTACTCATTGCCATCCTTTAGTCTTTAGATGATGTAATGCCTTACAGTAGTTAGGCTCATCATACTTAGTAGTCCCATACCTATGTGCTACATAGTACCAATAAACGAAGAACTGCCAATCGTATGGCTTGCCTTTAACGTGCTCACTTCTTATCTGATAATAGCCATGATGTGATCCATTGACTGCATCGATCTTCCAGGTACTTTCCCTGTATACGATCTCGTTATGGCATTTATATTGCTTATCTGTTAGCTGCTTATTGGCTAATGCTTTGAGTGATTTAGTTGCATCTAATTGAGCCTGTGCTGTCTGCGTGCTCACCAGACATAGAGCTCCCACTAACCACACAGCAACCCACCGCGCTACGCCCTTACGGGCGCGGTCTGAGCCCTTGATGGGCTCTTGCCTGTATGGTAGCGCACGTGTCAAGCATGTGTATAAAGTGGGCGTGTCGTAAGCACGAAGTAAAGGATTGCGCATTAGTTATCCACATCTGTTGATAAGTTATTTATCCGTCGAATAGAAGCCTGTGCCTCGAAAGATTGCCGGTACTGATGAATAGATTTTGCGCATTGGCTCGTGGCAGAATCCGCATTCGACATCGTGTGGTTCATTGATCTTTAGCTCCTTTTCGTAGCGCAAGTTAGCCTCGCATCGATCGTTAGTGCATTCGAATTCATAGATAGGCATTACTGAGCCTCACACCAATTACAGGGATCATTGATTGTCCATTCTCCGCATTGCTTACATCGCTTGATGTCTTTGTCCTCGACTACATCCCTGCGCTTGTCATAACCTGCTTCTAAGAGTAGCCCCACCAGATCGCTAAGACGTAGCATTGCTACATATTCCCCAGCTTGTTCGCCTTGTCCATTGAGTCTAAAAGTAGCGAACCCCAATAAGCCACTTTTACTTGTCCGACTCTGGATCTGGCGGAGCGTTCCCTTGATGTCGAGTCCTGTGCGCGCTTTTACTTCGCAGTCGAACGGGACATTGAGAATGTCACGCCCAGAACCTCGACCTACTGAAGCACCTTCCCACCAATGCTTCAGATACTCTGCAACTACCCGCTCTGTGCGGAAGCCGCGATGTTTACGGCTTTGACTCATTGACTGCGTGACATTTCTTGCAAGACCAGGTAATTGCCTGACCCTCGATCCAGAAGGCTAACTCGTCTGATGGGCATGGCTCGTTGCATAGGTGGCAGATTATCCTAACTTGAAGCGCATTAAGAGCTTCTCGCTGGCGAGCCTTCTCATATAAGACATCATCGGTTGGAAACTTTTCCCATTCACCGTCTTGATTCATGAACTGTAGGCCGCTCATTTTTTAGCCTCTTGTGGCTTCCAAGTGCCATCTGATGCAATGTTGTACCAAATAACATCTCGGCATACATAGCAATCAAACTTACCCCAAGGCTTGTTATTCTTGGCGCTGACTCCAGTTTTCCATTCCATAGGCTTATGATCGTGGCAGTTGCGACATCTAGGAATGTCTTTATCGATCTTGGTCGCACCTAATACGTCTTGAACCAGGGTAATGGCCTCGGCAGCACTTGGCGCAGGGCTTACTGCCTTGATTGTCCAAGGATCATCCTCGACTGGCATTGTGATCTTATCGGCTAGCTTCTCAGCAAATGGCTTTGGAGTTGGCTTATCTAATGGCTGGCCTACCTTTTCCATATCGTCTCTAGTGGCTGTTTGTCCGCCTTTAAGAAGCGTGATTGCTCTGCCAAGACTTGACGAAGCAATATCCTCTGCGTAAAACCTACGCATATTCTGGATATATTGATCCCTAACTCCATGAGCGATATTAGAAGTCGCAGGGTAAGGGTCGTTAGCGTCCCTGTAAACCTCAGCCCTGCAAGTAATGTAGCCCTTTTCAACGTCGTGATAAGTGATAACAATGTTAGTCCTTCCCATAGGGTAATTTTCAACGAACCAGCGGTTCAACATAGCAACCGTCTCATAATCTTCTAATTTATACATAAAGTTCATTTCCTTCCGTTGCGAGCATGCCGGCTAGTGCGCCGTATGAGCAAAGATCGACCCAGTTGTCAATGTGCTGGGCTGACTCGTTGGTTCTTGCAAGTTTAACCAAGACCATGATCCCTGCCACTTGATAATCGTGAATTGGCGTCTGTAAGTATGCGCTAATGAGCATTGCGGTGTGTTGCAAGTTATCCGCAGGATGACCGTATGATAAGCCACGCTCGCTAATAGTGTCTGTTGCTGTTTGTAGGATTTCAGCATGCTTCATACTCGTGCCTTGTCCATTGATTCATAGTGCTTACGTACTGCCTTGCGGCCTACGATGTAGCCATCTCTGTGGCCTATTTTGTAGCCAATAAAGAACATCAGAAATAAAGCTGCTCCGATGATGATTTCTAATGGTGTCATTTTGCTCCCTTTGACCAGAATCTCTGGCCTCTTGGATTAAGAATGACACAGCTAGCAGACAGAACCTAGATCATTTTGATAACGAAACGGTAACAATTCTGCATCATCGACTGCATCATCGATCGTGCGCCTGATGTCGTTATCTAGATCGTCCATACCTGCGCCCGTTAACTACGAAAGTCCCATCCTTCTCAAGGTTAATTAAGGTCACTTGGCTATCTTCAACCAGGATAAAAGCCTGTTGCCAGTTCATAGTTCCCTTGGTGTAGCCAGCCTTGCGTACATCCATCAAATGCCCACCTTCAACACCACGCAGGATACGCCCTATTTTGCCCCCAGAAGCCTCTGTGAAGGCCGATTGACCTGCTCTGTGGGTATGACCGCAAACAACGCTTAAACCGTGTCTACGAGCCGCTAGAAGGGCTGTAAGGCCCGCATTAGGGTTAATGCCTTGCTCATCTCCGTGGACTGCCACCCAGCCCTTAGCAAAGGCGTATGGCTTCTTATGGTAGGTGATGCCTAGTTCATCGAGTTTTAGAAAGCGCTCAAAGCGTAACTCAGGCAGCGCTAGGAATGCCGGTATCTTCTTCATTATGACGTTGTAGAGCCTATCCGTATGGTTTGAACGGATCATGTGGGCTTCTTTGGCATGCTCGACTAGCGACCAAAGAATTTCAACTGCCAAGTCTCGATCCTCAGCTAGGGTTTGCTCGTACCATCCTGGTGTTCCATCTGACCATCGGCTGATTTGAGGGAGATCGATTTCATCTCCCAAAGTAATGACGCTATCTGGGCGGTATGCCTTAATAAAAGCTGCAACATTCTTTACTGCTACTTCATCGTGATATGGAACTTGTAAATCGGGAACGATTACAGTTCTTTTCATTGTTAATCCTCATCATCTTCATCATCCCAAGTGTGTGGAATGAGGTCAGGCTTAGGAAGAATCCAATCTGGATAAGCCGATGGCTCGACTATTATTGCAAGGGCTAAATCAACCTCGAAGCCAGATTTGCGCAGGGCTCGATACATTTCCTGCAGACTGATAGCCCACGCGTCTAGTGCTGTATATGTATCAAGGTCGATAACCTTTTTACGAGCCATAGGATTATTGTGACTTATGGCAGAGGATTTCGTAGATTTTGTCCACGCGTGTCTCTAAACGATTTACAGCATCTTTCATCGATGAGCCGCTATTCGGCTTCAACTCCGCTAAATAGTGACGAACCAAGAAGTGCAGCATTGCAGTAACACCACCCAGCACCGTCACGATCGCTACTGCGAGTGCAGCATAATCCTGCGCTGTCATTTTTTAGGGGTCGCATATCCAAAGACTCCAGCTAGTACAGCCCAAAGGATTGAGCGGTAATCTGCTGCAAAGTTAGTCGCTGCCCAAGCAGATAGGAAAGCACCAGCGGTCAGAAAGTAGGGATTCTTTATATTCATTTATCTGCTCCTAGTAACGGTATTTGGAAGAACGAGCCATCTTTATCACCCTTGCTAGTGAAAGAGATATGGCAATGAGCGATGTGCGGATTGCTTCCCTTATATTTTCTCCAGCGCCAGCCCAAGCGAGATGATGCAATTCTGCCGCTGAATATGATGTAGGAGATACGCTTCTCGCCACGCTTGGCCGCAAGCCGAATCTGATCTGCAATGTCGGGCATAAGGTCGGGCTTGCCGCCCTTATAGACATCTCGATCGATGTCGATTGCTCTAACCACCCCAGTCTTTGGATCAGGGTTGTGATCGCTAGGACGCGATGCATGACGTGGGTCACCGATCCAGCCATCGGAACGCCTATCACGATCGTAGGTGTCATCGAACTGCTCACGTAACTGAACACCTGCTGCACATAATTTGGGTTTCATTTACCTAATTTCAAACCTTTTGGAATTGGTTTATCTAAATTCCATTCATAAATGTATTGGATTCCATCGCCATCATCTCGTAGGCTTATTTTACCCGTAATTGGAGCGAAATCAACATCAGTGAGTTCTGGATATGCTTCGGTAATAATAGTAAATAAATCGTTCAATTTATGCTCCTAAGTAATTCATTGATAATTTTGAATAAGCAGTTGCGCCATTAAGATTATTTGCTGTTCCACCGTTGTGATAAACCTCAATCTCAATATAATCGGCAGCAGTAAGACTTAAAATGCCTGCGACTGTTGGACCGCTACTTGCGCCACTTGCGGATGATGCTTCTGCCTGTAAAACAGACGTTCCATTCTTTTTGACCGTAGCGATATATCTATTAATAGTTAAACCATCATGAGCAATTATTAAATTTATTTGATAATAACCAGTTTTACCTGAGGGAATTGTTATACGACTGTTATTAGTTACGTTGCTATGGTAACTATCGGTATCAAAGTCTTCTGCATCCCAAGTTACTATTGTTGCAGTCGTGTTTGCAATGCTTTGATTTGCTGTTTTGTAAACTGATACACCTGAAAATGTAGAACCACTAGCAGGTGTTGCCCACTCTGGTGCAGTTGCACCGCTATTGACGGTGAGCACTTGACCTGCTGTGCCAATACCTAAACGAGCAGGTGTTGTGCCGCTTGAGGAGTAAATCATATCGCCGGTCGTAGTCATTGGATTGACCATCCCAGTAGTGTCTAAATTAACCCAAGCAGCACCGTCGTAGAATTGCGTAGCATTTGTGTCTTTTAGGAAAGAAAACATTCCTTCCTGTGGGCTTGCTATGGCCGAGGTACGCGCTGCTGCGTCGGCAAAGACCATGACGGTTTGAGAGGCCAGATAGCCGTTAGCGGCTGCTGCCGATAACACGTCTCCCGTTGTAAACTCGATAAAACCTAAACCTGCGGCCATTATATCTCCTAGTACGCCATGATTGATTGTCCGATTATACCTGATACAACCGAGCCTATGATGAAGCCCTCGACTATTGGCTCAAGTGTCCTGACAGTTACCTTCATGGAGTTTGGCGTGATATTCCAGTCCAGTCCTTGACATTGTAGAGTCTTGACTATCGTCGAGCCGTCTGGCTGAACGTTAGTAATTTTTAGATTTGAGAAGTAATCCAAGTCCAGCATTGTGGCAGTTGGTACTGCGGGATCTAGTAGATCGACCGTCATAGCGTCGATACGAATGGTTGTCTCGGCTCTAGTGGCAACGTATATCTTGGCGATGTTTAGGGCATCAGCATCGGTTTGAACTACTAGATTCGACTCGTTTATCTGATGCAGGAAGTATTTAGTGATCGAATCTGTGTTATCTGCAACCTGTTGAGTGCCGCCAAGCCGAGTCATTCCTGCGCTGTTGATGATCAACTTATCATCGAAGGCGAATACTAGGTTGGTGTAAGGGATGCCAGTCGTTTGATCGAACTCGATCGGAGTCTCGCCATATTTAGCAATTACATTATTCCGGTTTAGGAAGTTGGCTGTACCCTCTGAATCGATAAAGAATGCGCCTTGCTCGGAAAACTCTGCATTTTTAATAGCATCTAAGCTAGGCCGTGGTGTGCCTGGATCAGCCTGGCATAAGGTATCGCCGGTATCTATGGCGCGCATTGAAGTTGGCCAAGATACTTGGTCTAGGATCTTTTCTATTCTTGTGCCAGTATCCTGTCCAGCAGTAGCACTCGCCACGGTTAGCACCGCGGCTTGCTGGAAAAGTCTGAAAGCATCTGTGCAGATTATATCGACGTAGCCAGTTTCCTGACCTCTAGGGTAGGTATAACGGTATTCGATTGTGTAGCCAGAAAATAGGAAGTAACCAACTCCGCCTACTGTTGCTGAGACACGCAACTTGCGAAGTGGAGTCAAGAAGCCAAAGTAAGGAGATGCTGTGTTTTGAGGATTGAAGTAGCTGAGAGGATCGAGCACTCTGATAGTTGCCTGACCAGCTTCATAGGTATCGCGCATAATGTTACGACCGCGAGTAATGCTGATTGAATAAACGTCTGGAGTCAGATCAACTGTAGGCGCTGGAGTAGTTGTAGAGGCCAGAGTGCCAACACCCAATAGGCCATAGACAGGATCTCCTATGGTAAAGGGATAGCCGAAGGTAGCGCCTGAAGTAAAGTCAAACGATACAGCAATCTGGGCAGGTAAAGCCATTACAGGAATGTTCCTAGATCACGGTTAAGATCGATCCTGTAACCTGAAAGATAGTTATTTGTTTGATAACTGCTTACTGCTCCCGCAACTTTCTGACCATCGATCACTACCTCTACATAAACGTCACCGCCCTGACCAACTGCCGCACCGCCTGACATAGATGCGACTGGAAAATCATTAGATGAAATTGTTGTGCCGCCGGTGATAGACGTAGGCATTATAGGAGCGCTAGTAAAGCCACCGCCGCCAGTTCCGCCGCCAGTTCCGCCGCCAGTTCCGCCGCCAGTTCCGCCGCCTGCTATACGACGAACCTGAGCCTCGATCTGATTAAGGTAAGACTGCCAAGCGGAAAATGGGTTTTTAGCATCTGGCAAGTCGCGCAGGAAGTTAACCATTTCCTGAGTTAAGCCTTGAGACTTGGCTAGTTGCCCAGCAAGTTTAGAAGCCTCGTCTGTATTGCCTGTAAGGATCGCTAGTTGTAATTCTAAACGTCTGCGCTCATCCTTGCTGATTTCGCCATTAAGCGCGGCTATGATCTGAGTCTTTTCTAGATCGAATAAAGTGTTAGCCTTTTGTAGCGCTGTCTGCTCTTTGATGGCTTTAGTCTGCTTAGTAATAGCCTTTGTTTTCTCCTTGGAGAGTTTCAAAGATGCTTTCTCTGCTGCTGCCTTCTTTAATTCCGCTGAGATGGCTGGAGTGATTCCAGATCCTAGGCCAGCGATTCTGTCTTGCTCTCGAAATCCTGCTGTGATTCTGCGATATTGTGCAATGGCTGAGAAAAGGTTTGAGCCATCAAAGAATGGCGAGACTGCTGCAACCGTGCGACCGATACCGACGAAAAGATCGCTAATAGTTGCAGCTAGTTTGGCTATACCTTCGAGAGAACCTGTAAGGCCACCAGTACCACCGGCAGCGCCTAGCGCCTCAAGTAAGCCACCGCCAATAACTGTTAAAGCATCTTCAGCCGCATTGGTAAGGAGCTGCATTTGACCGACTGGAGTATCTCTCAGGCTTTCATTGAAACCTTTGTATGTAGAATCTAGGACTCCAACTATCGCAGCCACGCGCTCTGATTCATTCCCATTCTTAATGGTTTTACGAGTTACATCATCGATGACGAATCCGACACGAGTTAAAGATGCAAAGTTGCCATTCAAGGCTTGAGCAAGGCCGTTGGTCATAGACTTAAAGTCTGCCGTGGTAGCGGTCGCACCCTTTTCCGCTGTTACATAATCGAGTATCGCAGGAGTCAGGGCTTGGATCGTTGTTGTCTGAAGATTAAATGTAGCAAGTTGAGATTGTACTTGCTGAATGTTTCCCTTGGTAACTACGCCTAATCTTTCCAGCGCTGTAGATTGTTCGTCGATTGCTCTAATTTGATCATCAGTAGCCATTACTGTAACTCTAAGAAGTTTGGTGAGTCGATCCGTTTGTGCCTGGGCTTCGACCGCAGCTCTAGCAGATCGCTTTAGATAGTTAACTGCTAAGGCTGCTCCAAAGGTAACGCCAAGGGCGCGGCCTAGGGATTTGACTGATCCAGTAAGTTTCTGTGTTGCTGTCTCTGCTTGTCCGAATGCCTTCTTGCCAGAAAATACGGTAGCGATATCAATCTTTAGATCAGCCATTATTTCACACCAGTTTTCGCTTTAAACTCGATTGCGGAATTGTTTATCGCTTTAACTATTGCAGCTGTGACTTTGCCCTGATCCTCTGCAAATGCTCTAAAGATTACGCGCCCAGTCATCTTGCGAGTTGCCCTGCCAACTTGTCCTGCTTGGCGTGGTTTAGCATTCACCAACTGACCGATAGAATTAGCCCTGTCAATAAACTGCTTGCCAGCATTAGGGTTTAAAGACTTGTTAACCTTGTTTGAAGTGTCAATGTAATCGCTAAACCTGCCTCTAGTAGATGCCTGAGATGGTTGACCATTAGGATTCTTACGTCCCGAAGTTTCATATATTGCGCCGCCGGCAGATCCGTTAATTATCCGAGCCAAAGACACGAAGCCGCTGCGATTAGGCCGAGATGGAGTAGTTGAATACTTGACTCCGCGCTTGGCTTCTGTTTGATCGTACTTAGGAAAATGCCGATAATTAGTTGTATTAGCTGAAGAACTAGCAGAAGTCCAGCCAGATAACATCTGGGAATTAGATGGCATATAGCCACGAGCTCTGTTAGTAATAGGCCTTAATACTGCGCCCATTTCCTTGGTAGTCATTTTTGCCAGATCAGGAGTAAATTTTCTTAAGGCTTTGCGAAGGTTGTCAGCGCCTTTTACTTCGACTGGCATCTTGTTGCTCCTTCGCTCTGTCCTTCAGGGCTCGAACTAAAGTCCTGAACATTGTGTGATCTAGTTCAATTAAAGTCTGGGGCGAGAGTCCTGTCTCAAGCGATAGTCTCGCTACGAGATAGGTGAAGGACTCCCGCGTTACTCCAAAGGGTCATCATCGAGAACCTCGACTCGCGTCAATGTCTCAAGGAATGCTTCTCCGAAGGGTTTAACGGTTTCACCCGACCGACGTATTGATTCCCAGCAGAGCCAATATACATCGGTCTGCTTTTCGTCATCTCTAAAGGCTTTATGGAAACCCTTCTTTGCATACTGCTCGAAGGCGTACTCGATCGCTGGTGTGATCTGGTACTCGTTAACGCTTCCGTCTGCCCTTGTTACCTTTAGTTTTGCCATTGTTTGCCCCTTAGTTAGTTAATTATGGTGCTGTGGTTACTGCGACAGTACCGTTGACTGTCCAAGTTACTGACTGCATTCCAATGTCTCCAACTGCACCGTTGATGTCGGTGAGGTTATTTACTAGGCATGACATTGTGTAAAGTGGGTTGGTCGCTGATACTACTGCTGAAGTCTGCTTTGCTGTAACTGTTACTGATGTGCCGTAGGCAGCTTGTAGAGTCGCAAGAGTTTCAGTTGCGGCTGTATCGTTTAGGAAGTCAATAGTGATAGAGGAAGCCTCTAAACCTTTGACGAACTTGTGTCCTGTATCGCCCATCGCTGTAACTTCAAGTTCATCGAATGTGCGGTTGATTGTTAATGCTGTAACTCGATCTGAGAGGTCAACCGAATTAACAGTAAGAACCACTCCATTGTTTAGAAATACTGCCATTTTGGTTATTCCTCATCTTTCTTAGTTGCTGGTTTAGGTGCTGCTGGAGCGATCTGACCTATCTTGATCAGGAACGCTTCATTGTCTTTTTCCCATTCATTTAGGGTCATTTTAACTCCAACTCGTTAGGACTGACACCTGCATTGAGCAGGTGAGTAGATCGCCTGTTGCAGCATTGAGAACGCTTGGCGCGCTCACATCTCCTACATTATAGACGATAGAGGATGCCGCTAGCTTGTTAAACACAGCAACTAGCAGATCCTCAATTCCATTTAGGTTGCCTTCATTATCTAGCAAAGGCACGAAGATATTTATATTAAAGTTAGCAAGCGGCGAGACTGTATTGCGACCGTTGTTGGTCGGAGTCAGATAAGGATCTGCCGGTGAAACCACCACGCTATTGACGATCGGAGTTGCTGGTGGAAATGCGAATACTGAGTATTTAGTGTTATCGACTAGAGCCGCTGCAATAGTGCCGCGAAGGGTTGAGATCGCTGCCATGGTTAGCCAACCATCGAGCGCGGATCTAGATAAGGAGCTAGCAAGCCGCGAACGCGAGCGAGCAAAGTGTTAGACATTGTAAAAGGTGAAGGTGCAAAGCCATCGACTGTCATACCTTGACCGCTTGGCGCTTGGCGCGCTTGCCAGATAGCAATAGAAATCATCAATGATGCTTCCTGGATTGCTGGTACATCAGCAGGATCAAGATACTCGGAAGCCTTGACGGTAGCGTAAGGGTTAAAAGGATGCTTTGGCTTATCTGTAACGTGTGAAGTTGTAATTGTGATGCTGCGAG